CAAAAGTGGTAATTTATTCCTTATACCAATAGAAACCTTTCCAACTATACTTACGGGGATTGTTTAAAGATTTTCTTAAACCACTATCACTTCTATCTCCACCATGTATACGAACTGCTTCACTAATGCTTTTATAGGTGCGTGTTCTTAACCAGTTAACTTTATTGATACCATATACACTTGTATAACGTTTAGATGGTTCTAATCTCTTCCATAGATAACCGTATGCTTTATATCCATTATCAGCGGCACGAATAATATTACCACATTTCTTTCTATTATCAGTTAACTCTATTGCTGCTTCACTTGCACTCTCCCATATTCTTTCTTCACCAGTTTCTACATTTATACTCATAAGTTGAGCACAAAAATGTTTACCATTACCACGATTCTTTTCTAGATAAAATCCCCATTTCTTATTCTCAATTAATGGTTCTTTTATTGTAGGAGTATTATGTTCTGATTCTTGATTATCAATAGGATCAGTCTCTTCGGGATAATCGCAATCAGTAGTATTGTATCCACTCTTACTTTCAAATGTATTATACTCTTTAATAAAATATTGTTCTCTTTCATCTAACTTATTTACATCACATTCTTCTATTTCTCTTATCATAAAGTTATGATTTCCGTGCTTTCTCATAGCACGGTGTAATGGATTAGGACTCATGCGCTTAGAATCTTCAAGGTGTTGCTTCCATTCTTTGTTCATGGTCTGAGTTGTCTGTCCGACATATTTGTGTCCGTTTACTTTATTGATGATGAGATATATTGTTCCTACTTGCATTTTATGATTGTATACTTGACTTTATTTATTGAAAGCATTTCTTTTTTGATTGTATACAATGTATTAGGTTAATAGAAAATTAAATATAAATAAACAACTTTTTAATGAGAATCAATAGCAATAATAATTGAGAATAATACCTCATAGATACCTCATAGATACCTCATAGATACCTCATAGATACCTCCTGAGACTTGTGGACTTAGGACGTTAGCACATGAACGAGCATCTGTCAACCCCACAGGGACGAGATATTGTTACGAGACCTACACATAAATTACGAGATCTTATATATATTATCATGAACACTTATGAATCTCGTCGAGATAACACTTGACACTCGCACGAGATATCAGTATAATAACAGAGTATCATACACAATCTCTACGAGAACCATGTACGACGACTACGAGTTTCAGTGCGAGAATAACAACGAGTCTTATACATATGATTTCGACGAGATGTACGATTATCATATGCATAATCAATATAATCATATGCGAGATATACAAGATGTATATGAAGATGATGAGTATGCACGAGATTCATGTGATTATGACACACTTGCATATCGTCATTATGCATGATATAATACGTACACATCGCACGAGACTCTCATGTATACACACAAACGTACAGTAAGTGTTACTCTAGACATCGAGTGTTATGATGATCTAGACCTGAAAGATCTGGATTGGCGAGAAATCCTAGACCTGCAGGGTGATGAGAATGTTGATGTTAGCATCAAAGAATTGGCAGATATCTTTTAAACTGCCAGTTCCCAGATTGGCACACTGTGAATATTAATATCCTTATTGATTCTCAATAGCAAGTGTTATTGAGAACAGTGTGCCAATCGGGGAACTGGTTGCAACCCCTTGACCTAGGGTTCGTGATGCTGTATTGTAGAAATGTGGTCGGGAAAGTAACATTTTTCTCCCCACAAGTTCTTTACATTTTTCGTGAAAATGTTCGCACAAACTCTCAACTTCGTCGATGATGTGATGGAGTATGATTATCAAGAATTGATCAACAATGTGCTGGTCATTGGTGCAATCTGTGCGGTAATTTTTGGGGCAATGTATACCCAACTGCGTAAGGTTAAATTCTCCACACCCTACCAGATTGCGGATTGGTTCTATCTGGGCATGGATCTTCGTCCGGAGGTATCAGAAACCGTGGGTGATGAGCGTTTCGGTATCTCCGTCAATCGTTACTATTTCGGTGTGTATGGAAACACCGCACAATGGGGCAAACTTGATGAGAATGGTTGCCTCTGATTCTTTATAGTAACTGTATCGATTCTCAAGTATTTTTATTATTGAGAATCGCAGCTGCCGGTGGACGATCGGCAAGGTGTCCACCAAACCGACACAGGGCACCAAAATCGTGTATTGTTATCAAGTCGTCAGGAATTTCACTCATGTTTGATGAACTCTGGTCCGAAATCGCTGATGCTCCCGGTGAGATCTTCGATGTGATCGAATACAAGGAAGAATGGGAGAAAGATGATAAGTTTGACGTAGAATCTTACATCAACGGAAACACCGATTATTGATGTCTTTCGTTTCAACTTTCACCTATTCCAAAATGAACACTAATCTGGAAATGTTGACCCAACGTGAACAACTAATGGAGGACATTGATGGTATCGTAGAGGAATTCTTCGTTGCAACTTGGGGTGACGAATATCCCGAAGATTGTGAGAATCTCATCCGCACCTTGTGTGATGCTGTCTGCCGTAACTTTCCAGCAAAGTAACACTAACCGTACCGGTTCTCAATATACATCCACTATTGAGAATCGGAGCCGCGAGTGGACGATCCTCTAAGTGTCACACAAAATAGGCACGGGGTCCAAAATCGTGTATTGTAGACACATGGAAAAAATCACCTTCAAAGATCCCTGCTCTATGGCAATCGAAACCGATCGACTCACTGAACTTCAGAACTTTATGTTCGACACTATGGCATCTGCAGAAATGGCAGTCGATTGGTATTGCGAACGTTTCGACGTGAGTGCTACCGATGAGGTGATAGATTTCGTCCTTGATGCACACGATGCTTTCTTCGGTAACTGATAACAATGCAAGAAATTAAGTTCATCATCTCCGGTCGTTTTGAACGTCCTAATGGTCACATTATGCGTGATCAGTTGGCATACATTAGTGCCAGTAAAGAAGAGGCAATTGCAACATGCCAACGCAACAATCCTCACTTTCACATTCACACCGTAAGGGAGGATCATAGTGTGCCTGAGGTTGTGAAACTGCAACCTCTTCGTTAACACTAACCGTGTCGATTCTCAAGTATTTTTATTATTGAGAATCGGAGCCGCGGGTGGACGATCGACTAAGTGGCACAATTTTTTGGCACGGTGCCCAAAATCGACTATCTTAAGGGAGTGGAGGGGAGCACACCCCCCCACGACCCCAGTCCCTTTCTCTTCTCTCTCATGCGTAAGATCGAACAGCAGATGATTGCCGCAATCAAAGGTAACACTGACTGGAAGTGCGATAACACCGAAGTTATCAACATCGAAGGTGTAAGTTTCGTTTATCTCCACGGCAATCAAATTGCAACGATCGATGATGACTCCCTCACTCTGTTTGACGGTGGTTATCAGTCAAAGACCACAAAGTCACGTCTGAATGCACTTCTTTCTGAGTTCGGTTACACTTGCGGAACCAAACGTGAGTATGTTTTCCAGAAACAATTTGAATGGTTCGTTAACTTTGTCGATACCAAGACTGAGCAGATGATGACTATTCCTTTCGTTGACGGAATGCGTCTGGCAGGTTGACAACTCTGGGGGTTAAATTCCCCCTCAATTGTTTTCACTTTTTCTCTTTAATCATGACTCAAAACCTTCACATCGAACATCCCGAAGATACCATCCTGACAGGTGACACTTCGTTCCTGCAATCTCTCAAGTCTGAGATCAATCTTTCTACCAAAATCGATGGTGCTCCGGCAATCGTTTGGGGCACTAATCCTGCTACCGGAAACTTCTTCGTTGGCACCAAATCTGTCTTCAACAAAGTTAAAATCAAAATCAACGAATCTCATGAGGAAATTGATGCGAACCATGTCGGTGAAGTTGCAACAATTCTGCACTCTTGTTTTGATTGGTTGCCTCATTCAGATGGCATTTTCCAAGGGGATTTTATCGGATTCGGTGGATCTGACGAATATACTCCCAACACAATCACCTACAAGTTCGATGAGGTAATCTCTCAGGAAATCATCGTTGCACCTCACACCTTCTACATTGCTGATGATGATTTAAGGGGTGCAATTGCGTTCCCGATGAAGTTCATTATCACTGACACATCTTACTGCAAATTTGTGAAACCCAAAACCTACATTTGGTCTGGTGATTATTACCAAGGTGCAGACGGGTTTGAGATTCCCCCGATCGTAGATTTGATCCGTGAGGTGATGTCTAAGACTGAGTTTGTTTCTGATAAGGAAGCAGCACAGATTAAGAAGAATGTTAACAGTGCTCTGCGTAACGGTTGGGCACTCACAGACGACGATTTTCTGGGCAATGCTAATCTCTGCCACCTGTATGGGTTGATGATAGTTTTGAAGGAAGAATTGCTGAATCAGTGTCGCAACGTTGGTCCCCGTGCGTTCATTGGGCAGGATGAAATTTCTGCAGAGGGTTATGTTATGGACACTGAGTTCGGTACATTTAAGTTGGTAGATCGTCGTCGTTTCAGTGTTGCTAACTTCAACAATTCTAAGTTCTCCGTTGCATCATGAAACATCAGAAAGCACTCACCAAACTCATGAAATCTCATGGGTTTGAGTTACATCGTTCGAAACGTCATTTAGTTTGGAGGCATCACACAGGAAAGAAAATTTCTACATCAGCAACACCTTCCTGCCGTCACTCATTGAATCAAATAGAGAGAGACATTCGCAGGTTGTTAACAGCATAGTCATTCGTTCGTGAATCAGCAGTAGGGGGTATTATGCCCCCTTATGTGTTGCCCGCCGTGCCCGATGCCCCGTATATAAAACCCCCAACTTCCCTAAGCTATAAACGACCCAGATCGACCTCTTTATTTCTCTTTCATAAAAAAAATTTTTCATATATAAAAAATGACAACAGGGTTAAAAGATATGCAAAAAAATCCGCAAGAAAATTTTACGACTATAGAGGTCGATCCAGTAACTGGGGAGCACTATGTAATAATCCCTGAGTGGATCTGTGATGAGAATGGATGGTACGAGGGAGTAGAAGTAAACATCGAGGTTGAGAATGATTGTATTGTAATTCGTGATATTGAAGAGTGAGAGTATTGACAGTGTATAGATAGAGTGTTATGATACTGAAGTAACGTTACTGAATTATGGCAAAAGGATTTACTGTAAAAGCAAAGGCACCCAAACCATCAGAGAGCACTCAAGAATGGGACTATGATAAGGCAAGGGAGATGATCAGAGGCAAGAGCATTGTATTTTGCCTTCCCGGTAGAGGAGTCTCCTACACATATCTCAAAAATTTTGTACAACTTTGTTTTGACATTGTACAAGCAGGGGGAAGTATTCAGATTTCGCAGGATTATTCCTCCATGGTAAACTTTGCAAGATGCAAGTGTCTTGGTGCGAATGTACTGCGAGGACCGGATCAAATTCCCTGGGATGGCAAGTTAAAGTATGATTGGCAGTTATGGATTGATAGTGACATTGTGTTTAACACAGAGAAGTTCTATCAATTAATTTTGATGGACAAGGATATTGCGAGTGGATGGTATATGACAGAGGACGGTCGCACGACGAGTGTGGCACATTGGATGGAAGAGGAAGACTTCCGTAATAATGGTGGTGTAATGAATCATGAGACTGGGGAGAGTATTTCAAAGCGTCGCAAACCATTTACCGTTGACTATGCAGGATTTGGATGGTTATTGATTAAGCACGGAGTCTTTGAGAACGAGGAGATGAAGTATCCATGGTTTGCACCAAAGATGCAAGTCTTTGAGTCTGGAGAGGTTCAGGATATGTGTGGAGAGGATGTAAGTTTCTGTCTGGATGCAAAGGAAGCAGGATTTGAGATTTGGTGTGATCCTCGCATTCGC